CTGTATGACCATTTTATTAACGAGCGTAAGGAAAAACAAACAGAAATTCCTGAAAGTTTAGTGGTCCATAAAAGCTGGTTTGTTCGCGCCTTTGAGAACGACTATAACCCAACGCATATGCACACAAGCGGGAGTTATTCCTGTGTACTGTATCTAAAGGTTCCAGAAACTATTTCAGACACCAACAGCAAGCATGTCGATAAACAAGTGACAGAAGGGTATTTGGACTTTATTTACGGTACTTCGTTGGTGTGTTGTGCCGGTAACCTATGCCTTAAACCCGAAGTAGGCGACCTTTATATTTTCCCTTCTTATTTATTTCACGCGGCATATCCATTTTATGGGGAAGGTGAGCGTCGGTCCTTCTCCGCTAATATGTCTTTAGGGGTAAAAAGGGAGGATTAGCCTAGTGAAGTACAAAGACGTTTTGGGGAAAGATTTTAAAACTAAAAAAGAAGCATATAGCTATTTTTGCGCTCTCAGGGACAAGATAACGGAAGCATCCTGTCTGGGCAGACAACACCTCCTGACTGAAGAAACAATCATCAAAAAAAGCCAGATGGACAAGCTCTATACTGACTATTTTCTTTGTAAGGACTCTAATTGGTATAAAAAGAAAATTGGGTTGGGGGTTAAAGACTGGTTTTTTGGACGCGATAATGAGGGCGGCGTTTGTTTATGGATTTTTCAGAAAGAGGATCCAAAAGAAAGCGTTGTGGAAGAATCTATCTGGTCACAATTAGCTATTAAAGAAACAGATATGCCTTTTTCCATATCGGCCAAGTGGGTGTTTACTTGTTTTGGACCGGGGGTAATGTTGGATAAAAATCCCCGATTAAAAATAAAAAATGTTTTAAGACATACGGTGAAGCCTCAAATACAAAAATTCAGGGACTCCGTAGAAGACAAGTGTCAAAGCTGCGGGAAGCAAAGTCCGGGGTTGGGGTTAGAGGTTGACCACACCCCTAATTTTTCAGACATTGCAGAAAGTTTTCTAAAACGGCATGACCAAAATTTTCTAACGGAAACGGTTGTTGACCTCGAAACTAAGCGCGTAGGCGCTAATTACCCCCAAAAATGGCGCTTTAATGATGTAGCCAAGCAAATTAAAAAAGATTGGTGCGAGTACCATGAAAGCCAAGCAGCCTTGAGGTTACTTTGTGTGAGTTGCCATAAAAGCAAAACGCATAGCAGCGAAGGTTGAAAATATATGGATTCCCTTGATATTGTTCAGTTCATACAACGGACGATTAAGGAACGAAAGACGATTGTTCTGGATGTTTTGGAAAATAATGGTATAAAATCCATAGAACAATATCGAGAACTGATGGGCGAGTTAAACGCCCTTAACTATATTTTACAGGAACTCTCGGGCCTGCTAGAAAAACAGGAGCAATTGGATGACTGAAGCTGTCCAAGCTGTAGAAAATCTTTATGTTAAAGAAGAGGATCGCGTTTTAGATCCAGCACTTCTTGACAAAACTCTTTTAGAACGAATGCCGCAACCTACTGGTTGGCGTATGCTTATTCTCCCATATAAAGGAAAAGGAAAAACGGAGGGAGGTATCCATTTGCCCGATAAAGTGGTAGAGGAAAGCCAGATACAAACCGTTGTGGGGTATGTCCTGAGACAAGGACCTTTAGCCTATATGGATAAAGAGAAATTCCCAGAGGGGCCGTGGTGTTCTGAAAAAGATTGGGTTGTTTTTTCCCGATATGCCGGTTCTAGGTTCAGAATCGAGGGGGGCGAAGTACGGATTCTTAATGATGATGAAATATTAGCCACAATCCATGATCCCGATGACATTATTAATATCTAAGAGAGTATAGCTATGGCAGAAACACAGCAAAAAGTCCATGTGGCCGACGATGGTCAGATTCCTTTGGAGTTTGATGAAGCAGCCGCAGAAGTAGAAGTGCCTCTTGAGGCGGAAGCTATTTCAGACGCGGAAGTTATTGAGTTTGAAGAAAAAACAGAGCAAGAAGAATATGGCACTTCTGTACAGAAGCGTATTGATCGTCTTACAAGAAAAATGCGTGAGGCAGAGCGTCAGAAAGAAGAAGCTCTAAAGTATGCGCAAAACGTTCAAACTGAATCAAAGGCAATTAAAACCCGAATGCAGCAACTGGACGCAGGGTATGTCTCTGAATACGGTGGCCGTGTCGAAGCTGAACAGCAACAGGTCGAGACCGAATTAAAAAGAGCGGTTGAAGTGGGCGATGTGGAAGCAACTGTAGCGGCACAAAAGAAATTAACACAATTGGCTGTTGCACAAGATCGCTATGAACAAGCTCGGCTTCAACAGGAGCAACAAGCTGCACAGCAGGCAGCATACGAACAGGCTGTTCAGGCCCAGTCGCAGCAGGCTCCGGCTCTAGCTCCGGCTCCGGCTCAGGCTCCTGATCCAAAAGCAGAAGATTGGGCTTCTCGCAATGACTGGTTCGGAAAAGACGAGGTTATGACTTTTGCAGCTTTTGGTATTCATAAGAAAATGGTGGAGTCTGAAGGATTTGACCCATTAAGCAATGACTATTATAGTGAGCTTGATGAACGACTCCGCAGAGAG